AAAACAACTTTTTAAAGAAATACAATCAGGTCTTGATGAACAAGACAGACTTTTAAAAGAAGGAAGTCAGTATGATCAGCTGTCACCAATAGATCAAAAGAAAGTTGACCTTGAAATGAGTCTTCGTGGTGATGCTCCACAAAAGTTAGATTTAAAAACAGATACCAGAGGTAAAGGTGAGTTCTATCATGGGGCTGCTGATGAAATTAAATTAGAAGAAGCTGGTGAATTTGGTGGTGACGGTAAAAACATTTATGGTGATGGATTCTATGCAACTGAAGATCTAACTACTGCTGGTAAATATCAAAAGAAAAACAGAAAAGCACCAAGACAAATTGATTACACATGGAAAGATGATCCTGAAAAAGCTTATCAAGCAGACTTAGCTAAATTTAAAAACAAAACACCTACTGTTTATAAAGTTGTAGAAAAGAAACCTATTAAGTTCTTTGATTTAGATGCAGAAGTTACAACAGATTCACAACTTAAGTTGCAAGACGCTTTTGGTGAAGAAGGAAGCCCAGGAGCCGAATTGTTTGACGCAGCATTATCTGATTTAGAACCTGGTGCTTCTATTGCAGAAATGATGGATTCAATAAGAAGGTATTCATCGACTGAAGAATCAGGTGTAAGTATGTCTGCTGGTCAAGTACAAGAATATTTTCAAGATTTTATTGAAAGTTTAAAAGCAGAAGGTTTTGGTGGCTTTACTCATAAAGGAGGAATGTTAGCTGGTAAAGGTAAACGTCCTCATCAAGTAAAAATCTATTGGGATCCTGCTAATAGTATTGATATTCAAAAAGTAGATGCAGGTGGTGGTGGAGCGGTGCCTCCTAGGAAACCTCCTTCTGGTTCATCAGGTGCTGATGTTCCTTCTTCTCCTGATTCTGATGGATTTAAGTTATTAAAAACAAAACCTAATCCTAATGTCTGGGGTCCAGAAGAAGATGTTCTCAGAATTACTGAGGATATGTGGAACGCTACAGCAAAAGCAGTTAATAGAATCTCTATTCCTGATGACTTTACAGTAGAAGCTGCTACTGCAATGGGTTATGGAGACTTACTACCTAAAGTCAAACAAATATCTAAACTACTAAGTCCAAAAGATCCAGAAAAACATTTACGTGTTATTTACCTTGGAGCAATTAAAGAACAAAAAAGATTAGCTAAAGCAGTAAGCAGTTCAATGGCAGATATTGAACAAGCTTTTCTTTTAGGTGAAACAGTTCCTGATGAATTATTAACTCAATGGTCTGAAGATGTAATTAATATGATTCAACTGACAGCACCTACTAAAACTATTAGTAGTGAAGTTGCTGGCACTTTAAGAGTTAATCAATTAATAGATGCAGAACCAAAACACGTTGCTACTACAACAGTAGATGAAGATGTAGCTAAAGGTTTAAGTGGCGGTGAATCTGTTGCTGAAAGAGCTAAAAAAGATAAATATCAACCAACAACAAGAGACTTAGTTAAAAAAGCAAAGAAAGATATTACTGAAAAGAAAGCAGTACCTACAAAAGAAGAATTACTAGAAGGTCTTAAATCTTATATAGACAGTAATGATGTTGAAGGTCTTTTAGGTATTACAAGAAAAGTTCTAGCAATGCAAGGAGACAGTAAGAGATTAAGCAAACTAACCCAAGGTTTAGGTTTTTGGGGTAGAGCTAATAGAGGCATGCGTATAACTAATGAAATATTTATCAATAGTCTTCTTACTGCACCTGAAACACACATAGTTAACATTGTTGGTTCATTGATGAATGTTGCTCTTGGTCCTGCTGATCTTTTTGCAGGAAGTCCAATTTTAGATAAAGAATCAAAAGCCAGAGCAGTAAGAGAATTAGTAAAAATCTTTACTTCTACTGGTGATAATTTCAAAGCAGCAGGTAAAGCACTTTGGCTTGATAAAAATATTCTTGATGAAAGAAGAATGTTTGGACAGGATGCAGCTGAAAGATATGCCCTAAGAATGGCAGGTGATAATTACCTTGCAAAAACAATTAATTTAGTTGGTCATGGATTTAGAATACCTGGTCGTTTCATGATGGCTGGTGATGAATTTGTCAAACAAGCTGCTTTCCGTTCTCATTTATGGGGAGAATTTACTGAACAAGCTACGAAACAAGGTTTAACAGGTCAAAGTTGGAAAATTTATGTCAACAGTAACTTTGATGAAGTAATGGATATTGTTAACAAAAGAAGTATTAGGGAAGGAACAGAAGAAAACATTTTAGATGCTTATACAAGAGCTTTAGATTATGCAGCAGATAGAACCTTTACAGATGAATTAGGTAAAGGGTTTTTTATGAATGGAGTTGGGTCAGAACTAACAAAGAAAACGGCTCAAATACTTAAATCAACACCACTAAAACCAGTAGTTCCATTTGTAACAACACCCATAAACATAGGAAAACATGTACTTAGAAGAACGGGTGTACCTGACTTAAGAACACTTACTAAAGGTATGCCACCAAAATATCAATTATCGCTTGGAAGGATTTTAAAAGAACATAACGATAGATTAATGAGTGAAGATCTTGCTACTGCTTATAGAGCTAATGGAGAAGCAACTGTAGGAGGTGCAATTTGGGCTTATTTCATAGCTTTAGCAGCAGCAAAAGATGACCCAGAAGCTGAACTAGCATTAGTTGGTGGTGGTCATCACAATAAATGGATAAGGCAAAACGAACAAAGATCAGAAGAACTTCCTTACAGTTTTCGTACTGTAGTAAAAGATAAGAATGGCAAAGTAATTAGAGGTGCTGATGGATTACCTAAATATGAATATTTAGATTTCTTATCTCGAATGGAACCAGTAGCTTCTCTTTTGATGATTGCTGGTGATATGGCTTATTGTCGTGATTTTGCTGATGATGAGGATTATGACAATGCTGCACAATGTCAAATAGCTTTACTTTCTAGGAACCTGAATAACAAATATATGATTCAAAACATTGCCCAACTATTTGATTTAACAAGTGATACCAATGCATTACAAAGATTTTTAAGGATACCTGCTAACTATGTATCCAGCATAGTAAATTATCCAGCTTCTCTTAAAAGAAGTATTGTTAGAGCAAGAGGAGAAACGTGGTTTGATGAATTAACTCAACAAGAATACAAAGGTAGATTCCCTAAACGTAAAGTAAAAATGCGTAAAGGAGATATAAAACCACAGAAAATAAGAACAGAAGATGTAGGTCAATACTCTGAAGAAGAGTTTTTAGAAGGTCATCTTTTTGAGGGAAATGATTTAGGCAGTTTGAAAGATTCTAATAATCCATTTCAGATATTAGATACTTTTGGTTTAATGATTACGAGAAATCTTCAAGATGGTACTTCTGGTTTTAGTGCTGATATTGAACCAATCAGAAGTGTAACAACAGGTGAGATAGCAACATACCCAGATGGAGCATTTTATGGTGATTACTTCAATCCATTCAAATATAGAAAAAGTAAGAATAATCCTATTGATTCTTATATTAATAGAGTAGGTGTAAAGCTAATAGAGCCAAGCGATGTGATACCTTTTGATAACCAAGGGAATGGTATTAATTTAACTACACCTGAATATAATAAGATGAAAAATCTTATTCCTTTCCTTCCTTTAAATCCTAGAACTGGCGAGTTTGATCCTAAAGATGGTATTCGGTTTGGTGATGCAATTTTAAAATTAGCCAAAGACGAAGGCAATTTAAAAGCATTAGCAATTATTGAAAGTGATGATTCTGGTTCTATTGATGCTCAAGCAACTTTAAAAAGAAAAGATCGTATAAGGAAAGAACTACAGAACGATGTACGCAAGATTTATAGAGCATATAAACAAGCAGCAGTTCAATATTATAAAGATAATTATTTAGATCCTGAAAAGAACGCTGCTATGAAAAACGAAGTAAGAAGATCAATTACAGATATAATGGACACATTGGAGAAATAGTTTTAAATCATGGCCACTAACACAGCTGCTTCCTTTACCAACCACACCGGCAATGCTACTGCTGGTCCTTTTTCTATATCCTTTAGCTACTTAGATGAAGATGAAGTTGATGTAAGCGTTGGTGGTGTCTTAAAAACTAAAACCACCCATTACACTTTCCCGTCAGCTACAACTATATCTTTTACTTCTGGTAATCATCCAGGTGACGGTGTTGCTATTAAGTTTCAAAGAAATACTGATATTTCTGCAAAGAAAGTAGATTTCCAAGATGGTTCTGTTCTTACTGAATCTGATTTAGATAACAACAGTGATCAAATACTTTATGGACTTCAGGAACACTTAGATACAACTTTAAATGATCTTGTTTATAGAGATGGATCTAAAACTTTTACCGGAAATATTGTATTTGAAGGTGCTACTGATGATGCTCATGAAACAACACTTGCAATAACAGATCCAACAGCTGATAGAACTATTACTCTTCCTAATACAACAGGAACAGTAGTTACAACAGGAGATACAGGAACAGTTACTTCCACCATGATTAATGATGGAACCATTGTTGCTGGTGATTTAGCTAGTGATTCTGTCACAACTGCAAAGGTTGCTGATGATGCCATTACTTCAGCTAAAATAGCTGATGGTTCTATTACCTCTGCACATATAGCTGCTGATACTGTCGTTGCTGCTGATATTGCTGCTAATGCAGTTGGTGCAAGTGAATTAGCTGATGATGCAGTTGATACAGCTGCTATAGCAAACTTAGCAGTTACTAACGCAAAACTTGGTGCTGATGCAGTTAATGGATCAAAAATAGCTGATGATTCTATTAATTCAGAACATTATGTAGATGGTTCTATTGATACTGCACATATAGCTGATAGTCAGGTAACAACAGCCAAGCTTGCTAGTAATGCAGTTACTACAGCAAAGATTACTGATGCAAATATTACTACAGCTAAGATTGCTGATGATGCAGTTACAGCAGCCAAAATAGCTGATGGTTCTATTACTTCTGCTCATATTGCAGCACT